GCGGCGAACGTGAACGCGCTCGAGCTCGCGACCGTGAGGACGACCCTCCGCGAGGTCCGGGAGACGCTCGGAGACGTCCTCGAGGTCGCGGAGCGGCGCCGGCTAATCGACGTCGTGCTCGATCGCGTCGTCGTCTCTCGAGGCCGGGTCGTGAACGCGCGCCGCGCGCGCCTTCAGCCGGTCGCCGAGCTCGCCGAGCTCGTCTTTCGCACGCCGCTCCTCGACGAGCCGGCGTACCTCCTCGAGGAGGCGACGGCGTAGCGCGTCGGCTTGCCTTCTCATGAGCTCATGCTCGAGCTCATCCCCTGGCCATACGGCCTCCCACTCGCGGAGCTCTCAGCCTCTCCCATGCTCGAGCCGCTCAAACGTCCTCAGAGCGGCTCGAGCTCGAGCCCGACTCCTCGATCCCCTCGAGCCGCGAGACTCGCTCCTGGAGGCTCCAGACGACTTTGAGGAGCCAGACGACGATGACGCCGATAACCGCGGCGGCGACGTCGGCGATCGGAGTCGGCCAGAGCCCCGCGATCATCGCTGGACGATGCGATAGATGAGCGGCGCGTTCGCGTTCGCGACGAGCGACCAGACCGGCGTGGCCGAGCTCGCGAAGGCGCGCACCTCGTAGATATGGACGCCGGCGGCCGGCGTAAAGGGAATCCGCAGAAAGTAGGCGCCGCCGTTATTGGCCACGACCGTATGGTCAAGCTGGATCGGACCGGCGATGACAGTCGGGACTCCGGCAATCACCTCGACTAGCTGCACAAACAGCGAATAGCCCGACGAGGACGCTCGGACGTTGTGCCAACTAACTTCGAGGAAATGAGGGACGGCCCGATAGGTTTTCGAGGGGAGCGCCTTGACCAGAGTCCCGGGAGCCGCGATCGCGAGCGCGGACGGCCCAAACGTGGCGACGTCGACGGCGTAGGTGACCTCTTGCGGGAGCGCCTCGGCGAGCGACTGGATCGCGGCGGCGCCGCCGCTAACCGGGTCGGTCGCGGCCGGGTACGGAAGCCCGGATTGCGTGCTAGGCATAGAAAACCTCCCAAGCGGTTGAGGGGTTGAGGTCGGCGACCGAGGTCGCCTCATTCCAGGCACAGGCCGGATCGACCTCGACCCAGGCGATATCGGCCGGCGTCGCCGCCCAGTAGAGGACGATGCCGGAGAGGAGCGGATCGGAGAGCGCGAGCTCGGTCGTCCAAAGGTCGCCGTCGATCGCGTCCGTCCAGCCCTCGAGCACGGGGTTCCAGGATTCGTGAGGCGCCGCCGGCTGGAAGTCGGAGAGCTCGACGACCTGGCCGACCGCGAGCTCGTAGCCGCGGAGGAGCGACGCCGAGGGGATCGTCCAGCGGGGGAAGGCGCGCCGGCCGGTCGCCTCGGTCGCGCGCCTGGTCGCGTCGGCGCCATTCTGGAGCTCGGTGCGAATGTCGGCCGGCCGCTCGCCGTACAGCGCGACCGAGCTCGCCTCGGTGACGGTGACCTCGAGCTCGTCGGCGTCGGCGCCGTAGGTGACGGTAACGACGTTCTCCATGCCGTCCGTCATCTCCCAAATCGGCGCGTAGGCGACCTCGGCCGGGTCGACGACGAGCACGGGGAGCGTCGGCGGCGTCGACGGGTCGAGCGCGCCGATCGTGGTCGCCTCCTCCCAGGAGCATCCCGGGTCGGCTTCATTCCAGGCGAGCCCGGGCGGGGTGTTCTCCCAGGAGAGCGAGCCGCTCGAGGCCGGCGAGCGCGCGGCGAACTCCTGGACGAGAACGTGTCCGTCCGGGGTATCGACGATCGCGGCGCCGAGGTCGCCGGCGAGCGTTTGGAGGTAGCTGTAGAGGTCGACCGGCTCGGGAGGCTCCTCGACGGAGCCGCGCGCGACGAGCACGGGGTCCCAGCCGGAGACGTACTGGAGCTCGAGGAGCTCGGAGAGGCCGGCCTCGGCGAAGGCGCGGAGAACGCGGTCGCTCCAGCGCTCGGCCGGCCAGGGTGCGGAGCCGATCCAGGAGCTCGAGAGCGTCGAGAGCGGACCGGCGGCGATGACGCGGAGCTCGTCGTCGTTGAGGGTCGCGTCGGTGACGGTGCCGGTAAAGCGCGGCGTCCCGTCGGCGTCGACGACGATCGGGACGCCGACCCGGAAATTGCTCGAGATATGCCGGGTGACCTCGAGGAGGCGTAGCTGGAGCGTCGAGGCGGTCGGCCCGTCGTCGATCGCGCCGCGGCCGTGGCGGATCGTGACGTCGGCGAGGATGCCGTCGAGCTCGAGCTCGTCGCCGTCGAGCTCGACCCGGGTGACCCACACTACGGCCGACCCTGCCGGCGATTGTGGCCGCGGAGGACGCGCTCGATCGCGCGCGCGGTGCCTTCCGGGTCGATCGCGCCGTAGACGTTGATCGTGAAGCCGCCGCCGCCGGAGGCGGGACCGGCGACGGCGTAGGCGCCGGGAGCCGCGCCTCGCGGCGAGGACGGTGCCGCGAGGGAGAACGGTCCCGGCAGGTTGATATGGGGAACGTGGATACGGCCGAGCGCGCCGATCAGACGCTCGACCGCGCCGATGACGCTCTCGATCGCGCCGGCGACCGCGGAGATAGCGCCGGTGATCGCGGAGAGCGCCGTCGTCGCCGCCGATTTGAGCTGGTCGAAGTGCGTCGCGACGAGCGCGATCGCGATCCCGATCGGCCCAAAGAGCGGCGCGATCTTCGTCCAGTTGTTCATCACCCAGTTAAAGGCGGTCGCGGCGGCGTCGCGGAGCCGCTCGAAGCCGGTCGCGACCGCGCGCGCCGCGGTGAGCACGGCCTCGAGCGCGCCCTTGACGATATCCCGGAACGTCTGCGATTTGATGTAGGCGATGACGAGCGCGGCGCCGAGCGCGGCGACGGCGATGATGACGAGCCCGATCGGATTCGCCGTTAGCGCCGCGTTCAGGAGCCATTGAGCGGCCGTCCATGCCGCGGTAGCGGCCTTGACGATCGCCTGGCCGGCGGCGTAGGCCTTCATTGCCGCGTTCGCGATCAGGATGCCGGCAGAGAGCGCGGCGACGACGCCGACGAGAACCTTAATAGCGGTCGTGTTCGCCGCGGCGAAGCCGGCGAAGCTATTGAGGAGCGGCAGGAGCGCCTGGATGACCGGCAGGAGCGCCGCGCCGAGCGTCTCCTGGAGCTCATTCATCTGGTTCGTAAAGATCGCGTACTGGCCGGAGGCGGTCGCGGCCTGGTCGGCCATCGCGCCGCCGGTTTTGTCGGCGAGCTCGCTCATAATCAGGCTCATATCCTTCGATTTGAGCGTCGCCTGGTCGAGGCCGACGCCGAGCCGGGTGAGGCCTCCGGTCGAGCCGTCGAATCCTTTGCCGATCGCGGCGGCGACGGTGCCGAGGTCTTTGCCGGTCGCCGCCGAGACGTCCATCGCGACCTGGAGCGCCTCTTGAGCTTTCGCCGAATCATGGGTTGAGGCGGCGAGCCGGGAGAGCGCCGGCCGGAGGTCGTCGTCGGCGACGCCGGTCGCGAGCGAGAGCTTGCCGATCCAGTCGTCGAGCGCCGAGGCTTGTGCCTCGGTCGCGCCGGTCGTCCGCTCGAGGTTGCCGATCATCTTGTCGCGCGCCGCCGCGTCCTCGGCCGCGGCCTTCGCTGCGGCGACACTGGCGACGGCGATCGCGCCGAGCGCGGCCGCGGCCGGGAGCGCCGCTTTCTTGAGGCCGGCCGACATTTTTTCGTGCGTCGTCATCGTCGAGCCGAGCGCCTTGTCGACGGTGCCGAGCTCGCGGATCGCCTGGCCGGCCTCGGCGCCGACCTTGATGAGGATGTTTCCGGGACCAGGCACTAGACGAGCCCGTGCCGGTTGAGGATGACGAAAACGGCGCGCCGGAAGTTCTCGAGCGCGTGCCGGCTGTAGCGCTCGACCGCCGGCGCGATCCAGTAGCCGGAGCTCGGCGGAACGGCCCAGTGATTGACGTCGCCCTTCGGACCCTGCTCGGAGCCCCAAACGAGCGCGGAGGCCGGCGCGCCGCCGGCGCCGACCCTCATCGAGCCGCCGATCGAGACGACCGGGACGCGATCGCGTTTGACGCGGATCGAGCGCGCGACGAGCGGCGCGACCGGGACGCCGCTCGAGGCCGCGGAGGAGCGGAGCTCGTCGCCGAGCCCGCCGGCGGACTGGCCGGCCGCGTCGCGGAGCTCGCCGTTGACCTCCGGCCGGAGGTCGGCCTGGACGCCGCGGATCGCCTTGAGCGTCTCGAAAATGCCGTCCATCTCGACGCGGAGCTCGGAGCTCATCGCCGCCGACCTCCTCCGCGCTCGAGGTAGACGTCGACGAGCGTCGCGAGCTCCTCCGGCTCGAGCGCCTCGAGCTCCTCGAGCCGCCAGCCGGTCGCGACGACGAGCTCGATCATGGACCGGCGGAGCGAGCCGCGGGGGTAGGAGGGACCTCGACGGCCGTCCAGTCCTCGATCCCCTCGACCTCATCGCTCCAGGTGTCGACGCCGGCCTCGACGTTGAGCGCGGCGTGCGCGATGACGGCCGTCCAGGTGTGCACGGGGAAGCGGTCGATCGAGTCGCGCGTCGGCGAGAGCGGGAGCCCGTGCCGCGAGGCGTAGGCCTCCCAGGCCCGGGCGCCGCGGAGGCCGGTCTCGAATGGCTCGCGGCGCCCGTCGACGTAAACGACCGTGCCGGTGTAGCGGATCATTCGTCGCCCGTCCGGCCGCGGCCGCGGAGCGTCGTCGTGCCGGCGGCGTCGGTGCGCGTCGGCTCGCCGACGACCGGGAGCTCGACGGACGTTACGACCTGGACGGCGACGTCGCCGCCGACCTCCATCGGCACTAGCTGGACGTCGCCGGCGTAAATGACGCCGGCGTCGGTGAGCGGCGTCCAGACGAAGGCGACGACCTCGAGCGCGTGGTCCATGAGGTAGTTGACGAGGCCGGCCGGGTTTTCGAAGTCCTGGATCGCGTCGATATTCAGCGCCCAGGAGACGGACGACTCCGGCGGGGGTGACGGGATCGCGAGCGTCGGAGTCCCGTCATCGCTCGAGACGTCCGGCGAGAGCCGAACGGCCGAGGCCTGGTAGGCGTACTCGGTGCCGCCGATCGTCAGCGTGCCGACGCCGAGACGGGAATCGTAGGCTTGGGGTGTGCTCATGGTGCGGAGACCTCCTCGGGAACGGTGACGGTGACGTCGAGCTCGAAAGCCGGCAGAGGCTCCGCGTTCGAGCTCGAGCGGTAGGAGCTCGGCCGGTAATTGTCGGTGTGGAGGACGAGCGCGACGTCATCGACGAGCGCGAGCACGCGATCGACCGGGAGCGTCGCATTGAGCGGATCGCCGGAGACGACGAGCACGGGAATCGAGAACGTGCGCGAGCCCATGCCGCGGCCGGCGAGCGTCGGAAGCCCGACGAGGACGCCGGTCGGTTGAGGATAGAAGGCGCCCGGATCGCGGCTCGCCTCGATGCCGGCGTCGGAGAGGAGCTCGAGGAGCCGCTCGATCGCCCGGGAGCCGGCCGCGGTCGCCGTCGTCGAGCTCATGCGAGCTCCGGCCGGCGCCAGCCGATCATCCTCATAACCTCGGAGCGGCGCGAGCCGAGCGAGTCGATGACCCAGGTCTCGTCTCCATAGCCGGAGAAGCCGCTCGGCGCGTTGCGCGTCTGGTAGATCAGGCCGGCCCAGATAATCGCGCCGGTGCGGACGTTTGCGGTCGGCCGGAAAACCGCCGGCTCGCCGCCGCGGTCCCAGAGGTCGGCACGCCGCTCCTCGACCGCGGCCTTTACAGCCGCGGTCGAGAGAGTGAGGTTGTCGTCGCCCTCCGAACCTGTAGGGAGGTCCAGGTAGGCGGCGACGTCCTCGGGCGTGATCCAGTCGGCCGGAGCGCTCATCTACTTGTGAGAGCTCCTGCCGCTCGAGGTCGCCGCGGCGGCCGGCGCGATCGTGGCGAACTTGAGGAGCTCGGCCGGGTAGTCGGTGTCAAAGAGACCCTCGCCGACGACCGCGAGCTCGACGTTGAGCGCGCCGATCGCGTTCGCCGTCAGACGTACCGGCTCGGTCGTGCGCGCGTCGACGGCGCGCCGGGTCGCGAGGACGACCTCGCCAGGAGCGAGGAAGCCGGACGAAATCGCCCGGATGCCGGCGAACGAGGTCGAGAGCGTCGAGCCCTCGACGCCGCCCTGGCCGGTCGGAGTCGCGAGCGCGCCGACGTCGGCGAAGTCGCCCCAAACGTCCGGCGCCATGATGATGACCTCCGGCGCGCGCTGCGAGCCGGAGGCGGTGAAGAACTCCGCGATCGCGCCGCCGAGCGTCGTCGCCGCGCCGGGTGACGCCGCGGAGAGCTCGGCGTAAACCTTCGCCTCGACGTCGAGATAGAAGTCCTCGACGGCCTCCGCGTAAATCTCGTCGATGATCGACGGGTCGGAGCGCTGGACGACGACCCAGGGAATCGCGCCGGCCCAATCCCACCGAGCGACGTCGGCCGTCTGCGAGCCGATGACGACCTTCGTCGAGTGTGCGTCGTCGTTGACGGTCGCCGCCCAGGCGCCGTCCGGCCGCGTCGTCCAGAGCGGTTTCGAGACGAGGAGCCCGACGCCCGGAATCGGCCGCGAGCGGAACGTCTCATAGAGCGGCCGGAGCACGGCCTTGCCGCCGATGACGGTCTTTTCGTAGGTCGGCGGCAGGAGGCCGGAGACGTCGGTCGAGATTGACTCGGTGAGCGCGGCCTCGATCATGCGGCGAGCGTCCGGCTCGCCGTGCTGCGCGCGGATTAGCAGGTTGACGAGCTCGCCGGCGCGGAGCTCCTGGACGGGACGGTCGGCGCCTGCCGTGATGATGACCGGCGCCTCGCTGGATGCGTTCATGCTCGATCCCTCCTCGGGGTCGTCGGTGTCGCCGGCGGCGCCGGCGTCGTCGTCGGTCTCGGGCTCGCCGTCCTCGAGCTCGAGCTCGGTCTGGTTCTCGTCCGGCTCGGCCGGCTCGGCGAGGAGGCGAGCGCGCCGCGCGTCCTCGTCCTCGGGCTCCTCGGGCTCCTCGTCGTCGGCCTCGGCGGCGACGCGCGTTACTTGCGCGCCGGCGAAGGCGCCGAGCGCCAGGAGCGAGACCTCATGCACGGCGCCGGCCTCGACGTCGATGACGCCGCCGGAGTCGATATGAGAGAGCTCGACCTCGGCGCCGATCGAGAGCGAACCGCGCGAGCCCGATGCGGCCTGGATCAGCGCGTGATCGCCGTCCGGCGTCTCGTCGATCGAGAAGCGGGCGATCGCGCCGCGGGGTCCGTCGAGGAGCTCGGCGAGCACGCCGATCGGCCGCGCGCGATCGTGGTCGACGAGGAGCGGCGTCCTCGAGCGCGCGAGCTTGAGCGCGCCCGGACGGAATCGGTACTCGCGGCCGGCGATGACGCCGACCTCGCCATAGGGAACGATGACGCCCTCGATCGTGCGCGAGCGTAGATCGGTCGCGAGGACGTCGGCCTCGAAGCGGAGCATTTAGACCCTCCCAGGTGTGAGGTCGGAGGCGGTGCTGGACGGGATGCCGAGGAGCGCGCGCGCCTCGGCGCGGTCGATCAGGCCGGCGCCCTCGAGCGCGATCGCATAGTCGGCCGCCGCTTGCGGGTCGGAGCGGAGAAAGGTCTGGACGTCAAACGCGACGGACTGGCCGCGCGGAACGACGTCGGAGAGCGCGGCCTCGATCGTTTGCAGGTGAGGCGCGACCGCGGTCGAGACCAAGATCGCTAGTTGCTGCGAAAGGTTTGAGTAGAGGAGCGCCGCCGCGTTGCCGGACGGGCTCGCGCCGATCATCGAGACCGGGACGCCGAACAGGCGACAGACGTCGGTCGCGACGTTCGCGCGCGCCTCGATTAGCTGGAGGTCGCCCGGGCTAATGTCGGCCCGTTCGTATTTCCAGCCCTGGAGCGCGGCGATGCCGAGCTCGCGACGCTGCGCGGCGAACTTGGCCGCGGCCTCGCCGAGCTCATCGCTCGAGAGCTCGGCGCCTTCGTTTGTGATGACGCCGGCCGGGAGCTCGACCGCGGCGAAACGGCGCGCGGCCTGCTCGAGCTCGATCGCCGAGGCGAGCGTCCGGCCGCCGACGTCGAGCACGCCCGGGAGGCCGGAGTCGAAGCGGATGACGTCCTCGGGCGGGAGCACGCCGTCGACGCCGGCGATCGTGTAGCCGGTGAGCATCGAGTAGGCGCCGCCGGAGGAGCGGACCTCCGGCGTAACGTCGTCGACCGGCGTCCAGCGCGCCCGGGTGACGAATCCCTCGGAGTCGCGCTCGAGCGCGCGCCAGTAGGCGCGGCCGCGGAATAGGAGGTCGTCGACGGTGCCGCCGATCGTCGAGACGATCGTCGTCGACGGATCAGGTTTCGTGAGGAGATAGCCGGGGTCGAGCCGGTCGCCGCCGCGGTAGCGAAAGAGCGGAAGCTGGAGCACGGTGCCGGCGATCAGGTTTCGGCAGGCGAGCACCGAGGGAATCGAGAGCGCGAGCTCCCGGGTGACGCCCTCGGCGATCCAGGAGAGCTCGGCGACCTCGAGCGCGGTGCCGGAGCGGAGGACCGGCATACGCGACGCGAGCGCTCGAGCGCGCGCGGCGCCCGGGACGACGAGCTCGCCGCGCGCGGCTTGGAGCCCTAGACGCTCGAGCGCTTTCACGGCCTCCAGGTTGCGCGCGCGCCGGCGCGCCGGCAATCCCTCGAACGACTAGGCGCCGGCGATGACGGCCTTCGAGCGACGCTCCGGCCGGAGCTCGGTCCCGATCGCCCAGACCGCGGCGCGCGCGAGGTAGATCGGCCCAGGCGAGCGGCGCGCCGAGAGCGTCGTGCCGACGTCCGGGACGGTCGCCGGCGTCGCCGTCAGGATTTGCCGGGTGAGCTCCTCGTCGCCGTCGTGAGAGAGCCGGCCGTCGACGATCGCGCCGAGCGTCGGCCCGTAGCCGGCTCGCTGCTCGGCCGTGCCGACCTTGCGCGGCTTGAATCCCGGGAGCCGGCGAACGTGCTGCTCGAACGAGGCCGGGTAGAGGAGCTCGGCGCCGCGCCGGCTCCGGCCGAGCTCCTCGAGCGCCGCCCAGAGCGCGCGCCGCGAGGGGAAGGCGCGACCGGAGACGGCGACGCGATCGCCGTCGAGCACGGCGAGGACGTAGCCACAGGAGCCCGGGGCGCCTTCCTGGTCGTTGATCGCGACCGTGCCGGCCGGCGCCGGCGGGAGCTCGAGCTCGAGCTCGGTCGCCTCGGCCCATTGAGCAGGCGCGATCCAGGAGCGCGCCGCCAGGACCCACTGGTTGAGGTACTGCCGGCGCCAGTCGGCCTCCGAGCTCGTCGCGTAAGCGTGCTCGAGCGCCTCGAGCCGGCCGGCCGTCCAGTGAGGAGAGGCCTGCCGCCAGGCGTCGCGGTCGTCGACGTAGGCCTCCGGCGGCGCCGACCATTCGAGCAGGAGGATGCGCGCCGTATCAGGGTCGGCTAGCTGCGCGATCGCGGCGTCGCGGTCCTCGAGCAGGAGCGTCGAGCCGCCGTCGCCGGCCGTCGACACAAGGATTAGCTGCGGCGAGGCGCGCTCGAGCATGGTCGGCGCGATCGAGCCGTCGACGACCTCGCGCGAGGCTCTCCAGGCCTCATCGACGAAGGCGAGACCGTAGGAGCCGCCGACGCCGCCGTCCAGCGTCGACGCCGCGAGCTCCCAGCGCGAGCCGTCGCCGAGCTCGATCGCCTCCTGGCCGTTTGCGCGCCGGACGATCGCGCCGAGCTCGGCCTCGAGCGTCCGCGCCGCCGGCGCCCAAATGCGCGCCGCGGTGCTGCGGAGGTTCGCAACGTGCAGGACCTCCTGCCGCTCGCCAAAGAGGTCGGCGGCGCCGACCCTCCAGCCGCAAAGGCCGCGCGAGAGGACGCTCTTACCGGACTGGCGCGAAACGGTGAGGATGACCCGGCGCCAGCGGAGCGAGCCGTCCTCGCGGTGCTCGAGGATTCGCTCGAGCGCGTAGCGTTGCCACGGCCGGAGCTCGTCGCGGAGGTAACGGCCGATCCAGCCGGCGGCCTCGGCGCCATAGGAGCCGGTGACGTCCGAGGGTCGGCGCGTTTCCAGGCGAGGCGCGACGAGCTCGACCGAATTCCCTGGTATCCCGGGGTTTCCGGGGGAGAGATAGGTTGGCGAC